AAATTAAATTTAATTCTGCTTTTTCTTTATCTTTTTTTAGTTGCTCTTTATTGATTTCCCTAGCTTGGTTAAGAATTTCTGAATATTCTTTAACGACCCCATAATATTGAGCCACAGACATATTTAAAACTCTGGCTGTATATAATTCAGTATTGCCTATTTTAGTTGTTTTCATTGTCTTTCTCCAATTCTAATTTTAATTTTTTACCAAACTCAAATCCTTGTCTATAGTAGGCAGACGATTTTTTAATTGAGTCCATTTCATTATTAATAAAGGCATCTCTAACACCATCGGAATAGTGAAAGAGATAACCTCTACGTTTTTTTTCTGTTGGGTTAATCATTATTATTTTCCAAATTAAATTGATGTTTAAGTTTCCAAAAAGCATCATTGAGCTTATTAATATCTGATAAGTACAAATCATGGCATTCTGTAAGCATACTTAAAGCATCTCTTAAAGTTTCGTGTGTAAAATTGATTGCATCTATTTGTTCTTTAGTAAGAGAATTCATAGCTTTCTTTCTTAAAAGTTTTTGTTTATCTCTTTCTATTTCATATTCATTTTTTTTAGTCATTGTTATTCTCCAACATGGTTTTGACTTCTTCTTCTGTAGGCACACCTACTAACTTAGCAATATCATCTAGGCTTTCTTTTCCAGATGATGACATTCGGTCGTATTCCCAATATAAATCAACAACCTTTTTTTGTAGGGCTTCAGATTTTTTTTCATTTTTGGGATAAACAATATCTTGAACAAGGTTATACCCACATGAACAAATAGAATTAAAATTTAAATCTCCCCAAAATTCTTCATTACATTGACTGCAAATTAATACTTTAGCCATTTTACCCTCCTTAAAATGCTATTAATAAAAAATATACAAATGCTGATAACATTAATATAAATGTTAATTCAAATACATAAACGCCATAATGTTTTATAAATTTAATCATTGAATCCCCTCCCTGATAAATATGCTTCGTATTGTTCATAGGACATATTTTCTAATTCAAATTTTGTTACTTCTTTTTGTTTTTCTTTAATTAAATCTCTTAAATCAACAAGTGCATTTGCCACATGAAGATTCCAAGCTACATTTTTTGAAATTGTATCTGTGATTTTCTGAAGTTTATTTATTTCGTGTAAAGTATTATTCATAATTAACCCTCCATCGCAATAGAAACAGTTTCAGTAGTATGAGGTGGTTTTGACAACCCATAAAGAAGAACTTGAGAGTTTGGGTGTATCTCGTTAATTATTTTTATATATCTGTTGGCTTCTTCAATAGTTAAAAAATGAGTTTTATCATAAGCACCACGACCTCTAAATTCTGTAACACAATATGATGTTATATGTTCTCTAAGGTAATTATCGTATTCGTCTGAGTTAGTTATATTTTCCATTATTATCTCCAATTTATTATTAAAAAAAAGGAAGTGCATAAAGCACTCCCCATTAGAAATTGTAGTCGTAAAATTTGATAGGCTTATCTGATAAACCATACCTAGAACCATATTTATCTTTCCAAGTGTAACAAGGCTTATATGATTTAGTTGCATGGTCATATTCCTGACCAGACTTATTAAGTCTAATTCTAACTATTGGATTAGCTTCATTAGAAGTAATATCCCATTTTTGGTCATCTTGATTTGCTACATGATGAGAAAAACCACCTTGATATATTTTCATATCCCATTTAATTTTTTCTGCACTCATTTCTCTGATTTCAACACACTTATCAGAAATAACCTTTACAACCTCATAAGGGTTAATATCTGTGTAACCTAAGTAATTTGCGAATTTTTCTTTGATATTTGTCATTTTTAACTCCAATTTATTATTATTTATTTATTAATTAAACCTAGCATAATATCTAGGTTTATAGAAGTAAAGCTTTATTTTAATTATTTTACTCATAAAAAGAAAAAAGATGCCTAAGCACCCTTTTCCTCTAGTTGTGATTTATGAAATACTGGAAACAATCTACCTGATTGCTTTACTTCCCACTTGCCTTTGTTAACTTCGACCTCCTCAAGCATAGGTCTAATTAGTTTAGCAATAGTTTTAGTTCCTTTAGGAATTTTATAGCCTAGCTTCATAGCCTGATTAAAAGTTAAGAAACCACCTTTTAAACCAGTAGCTTCTAAAATCTCAATGTTTTTACCAGAATAAGGCTTTTTAGTTAGTTCGTTATAGTACATTATTATTCTCCAATTAATTAATAATAACCTAGCATAAGCTCTAGGTTTATAGAAGTAAACCATTAATTTGACTTTTTTTTATTTTTATTGAAAATAATTAATTTTGTTGTTAATAATTAAGAGGTTCTTTCCCTCAGCGAGAGCCAGTAGAAAGTATTATCTCGTTCTCCAATTGCGAGGTATAGTAGGGGGTGAATCTGGTAGGCATGAGGAACCCCCTATGACTAAAGAAGCAGATATACAAATAGCGTGTAATGATTATTTAAATTTTTTAGCTAAAAGATACAGCTTTAGGCATTTTCATGTGCCAAACGAGGGTAAGCGTTCTATTTATCTGCACGCTAAAATGAAAAAAATGGGATTAAAGTCTGGTTGCCCTGATATTATTGTTGAATATCCTCAAGGCAGATTATTATATATTGAATTAAAAGCACCTAAAGGTAGGCTCGCCCCTAATCAAAAATTGTGGGCTGTACAATCTAAAGTTTTAGAAACACCACATTTTGTAGTTCAAGGGGAGATTGAAGAATGTATTGAGCAAGTTAGGAGGATAGTTGAAAAATACATTCCTCTTCAATGCTAGTTAGTTTCTACCTTTTATCTTTAAAATCTTCTGTACAGCCCTTAAATCGCCTTTAAACGACGATTTATATCTTCTCCTACCTTTTCTTTTCCTCATAGGTCTTTTACCTATAAGTTCTGACAAAGTAGAAGTTGTCGTAAAACCACTCATTACTTCTTTTTCATTTTCTTTTTTTTCTTGGGTGGTCTACCAACTTTTTTTCCGTAAGTTCCTTTTCCTTTTGGCATAATTGCTCCTTTTCATTTAAACAATAAACACAATTAGATTTACATTTTCCTTGTATGCAGTCAATAAACTCTTTACCAAAATCATCTTCTAACATTAATTTTTTTTATCACTTAATACTGCTTTTTTCCAAAAATAATTAGCAATACTATTAAACACTTCATATAACCACATATAAACTTTGCTCATTTTTTTCTTCCTTGTTTTATCCTTAATAGGTTTACATGACGATAATAAAAATAATTACCTATTTTATTAAAAAATTTTGATAATGTAAGCCAATGCCATAACATTACTTTGTTATTCCTTTTTGTTTCTCATATGTCCTAAGTCCACCCAATCCTAGCATTCCCATTAAAACAGTCATCAAAGAACCCATATCAAAATTTGGCAATTCTGGTATTTCTACAGATAAATATGCACATATAAACATTGTAACTGGTGCTAATACAAAATGCCATGCTAAAGCTATTCCACAAGTCCAACCAATAAAAGGTCGCCACCCTGCAACAAATATAGATTTATGACTAGCTTCTGTTTTATTTATTTCTAATTGACCTTTAGCTAATTCTTGAGCGTGTTTCTCACTCATAGTGGCTATATCATGAGCCAACTTAGCCTTTTGGTCTTTATCCTCTATAAATTTATCTAACAGCCCAGTGACTGGTCCTATTAAAGCTTGTAACATTATAAACTCTTTCTCATTTTTTCTATTAAACGATTGGCTCTATTAGTGGTTTGATTATACCACCTCGAATCTTTCATTTCTACAATAGCTGTTTCAATATCGTTATTTTGCAGAGCTTGTTTAAATTTTTTAAACTGATTTAATCTCGGCAATCCCATTTGAAACGACATATGAATGACACATTCTTTAACATTATCATCTATTTTCATATCTTTATAAAATGTTTCAGCGTCTTGAATAGAAACACCTAAATCCAAAACAAATATTTCTTTGGCTCTTTCTTTTGTTATTGGCTTCATTAATTCATCTCGTTCATCATCACGAATTAAATGTCCACAGCCTATTGTCCAATAACCTAAATGGTCTTGGTAAGGGTCTAACAACAAGCCACCCTCTTCACGAATTATATCATTTTTTAATGTTTCTAAATCCATTATTTGTTTCCTTTATTTCATTACCTCATTTAATCCAAAAACTTCTAAAATCATAAATGTAAAAAATAATAATAAAATTCCACCTGCAATTAATTTACCAGAAAAATTTGTGGAACCAATCTTTATTGCAATAAATTCATTTCCTAGAATTCTTAAAATTAATTCAAAACTATTATCATTTATTTTTAAATTCAAAGGCTTTTTGTCATCTGTCATTTGGCTATACTCCTAAGACTTTCCATTACTTTATCAATATCTGGTTCTTCACCATTAGGATTATAAATACATTTGTATTGTTTAGGGCAGTTTTTTTCTATCATCATTTCAAAGGTTTTATTACCACCTTGATATATACACGCTTGCTGTCCAGTAACTTGAGACTTAACTCTCTTCTTTAATCTACAAGTTGTGTATTTCTTTTCTTGTACTTTTCCCTGCCATATTTTTTGTTGCCTAGTATAATCTTTACTTTTGTACTCGTATGCAAACGCTTTTACAGTTACAACCAAGACACCTAACATTAAACCAATGCCAATAAGCGTATATCCAACCCATTTTAAAGTCTCCATTATTTCTTCTTGTTGTTTTCTAGCTTGAATTCTTTGCTGACGTTGTGCTTCTTTTGCTTCATTTATTCTATTGGCTCGTTCAGCAATTATTTCGTCCCAAGCAGTCGCACCAAATCGCATATTAATTATGAATTTTAATTCTTCACGCTTTTCTTCTAATAATTTTCGATTAATATAGTCATCTGCTGACTTTTCAACTGAACCAAATTGTTCAGCAATGGACATGCCTTTTCCTTGCTTTTTATTCATTTGTTCTTCACCGAGAAAGAACCCATCAATTTGTTTGGCTATGCCTGATATATCTTGAACTGTATTGATATTGCTTTTAATAAACTCTACTGATTTTTGAACTAGAGCAATACCAGTTAGAATTTCTGCAACGACCATATTTACCTCAAGAGTAAGCCTATCAACATGACTATCATAGTTCCTGCTGTTGCTAACATAATAGTTTCAACTCTTTTAACTCTATTTAACAATTCCATAAATCTATTATCGCTTACAGCAATATGTTTTTCTAAAGTTACATGAATTTCTTGGATACTTGGTTTAGCCATTTACACCTCGTCTGGGAAATCATAAATTGGAGCATTACCAGTAGGATTGCCATCACTATCAACTGGCAATACAAACAATGCCTTGAAAGCATCTAAGTCTGCACAACTATTTATTGCTGTTTCTATTGTACCACTAGCAGTTCTAACGGCTGACCTATATGTGCTTATTGTAGATGGTATTGCTACATCACTTTCAGACTTTCTTGTTACATACCAATCAGTAGAAGCTAGTAAACCATTAGCAGTTGTTTTAGTTTGTGCAACCCATATAGATTTTAGACCTAATGTAACAACTTGATTGCCATCTGCATCTAAAATAGCATCACCATCATCATCAACTTCATTAATATCTGTTAGACTTCTTGGAACATCTTTTGCCCAATAAAATCTATTATCATAACTAGTATCAGGGTCATCTTGCCACGTTACACCCCAATGCTCTTTATCTTCTGCTGACCAAGCACTTGCCCAATTATAAGGGTGTTTATAATTCCCATCTGACCAACTCTTGCCAACTTTTAGTGTTATTCCATTGTGTAACCAAGCCATTATTTACTCCTATCTTGCATTAGCATATTTAAAAGGGTTTTCGGCAAATGCCATATAGATGTATGTAACATTTGACCCATTCCAACTTGAATTACTAGTCCTAAGTTTAAATCCATTAGATGTATAATCTATGTGGGCAAGTGCATATTCGGCATTTGATAAGTTTGCATATAATAAGTTATTAATAACATTATCAGGGTCTCTTGCAGAATCAGACAACATCAAATTACCTGCTGAAGCACTTTTTATTAAAACCCAAGCAGGTCTAAATCCAGTATAGACAAACGTACCATCTGTTGGTTCGCCGTTTCCAATATAAGTGGAAATCTTTGAGTAACCCTCTACTGAATGGAAACAATATGCAATTACATTTTGTTGTAATGTGTAGTTTTCTACCATATAAAATACACTAGATGTAGGTAAACTTAATAAAGTATCATCAGCTTTTGCAGTATTAACATTCATTCTAAAATAATCTATAGTTCCATCAATTACAGTTGTAAAAGTCCACCAAGAAGCAGAACTATCTCTGCCCTTATTTATTATTAATTCTGGTGCTTTAGTAAGACCATGACCCACATTTTTTACACCAGACGAACCAATATTATAAGTAACAATACTAAACCCTGCTGTTTCGTTCGTTTGTGAAACCGATAAAATAGAACCATCAAAGTTTGTTGAGCCATGTGTCGTGTTGGTGTTTACTTGACCACCCATAGCAGAGTGTTGAGTACAATAATAATATAATGTTGCAACGCCACTAGCTACTGTAATTTCTGTATAAGCACCTGCACTACCTGCTGTTCCATTAGTTGTTACACCAGTTGTATATTCTGAACCACCACCATGAGTTCCATTTGAAGTCAAACTAAATCTAAATGGGTGTCCACTATTTGAACTGTCTGATTGGTCAAACCTATATGTTCCACCCTCTTGTAAATCTAATGTTACTGCACTTTGAGCAAAAGTTGCATCATCTTCACTATTTCTAAAACGATATTTATTTCCACTATCTGAAACGACTACAACTTTATATGTTTTGCTTGGTGTTGTACCTCCTGCTTTCCAAAGCCAAGCAACATATGTATCACTTCCATCATTAACCATTTCATCACTTGTACTACCTGCATTAACAGTAAAACCACCTACTGTAGTTGTGTCTGAAACTGTACCATTAACATCATTGGTTGCTTCTTGATTAGATTCATTCATCAACATAGTTTTACCATCACCTCTTGTAGAATCTGCAACTAGATGATGTGATGTTCCACTACCACTTCTTTTTTTAATCCAAATCCAATCGGCTTGAAATCCTACATCTGTAAATGCTCTTGGATTAGTGTCATTTCCAGTCCATATATAAGGTGTAAAATAATCATCAGCTTGTGTATCAGCATTAGGACTTATGGTTGGTTCTGGTAGGTTAGCTGAACATAGTGCTAAAAAACCTGATGGTACAGTGTCATAAAAATCACCAATGCCATTTGAATCCTGTGCATTTTCTGAACCACTTGTTTTATTTCCTGCGAAAGTACTATCTTGACCAAAATTCATAATAGCACCCTGTTGATAAAAAACAGAGGTCATTTTAAATTCAGCAGAAGTAAGTGTTGCTATTGGGTTACTTCCATCAGCAGGATTGCCAGTTGCACTTCCAGAGGCATTATAGTAAGTGCCGTTTTTCCCAAACCATAATTTACCTGAAGCACCATCAAAGGCAATATTCACTATATCTCCTGCAGATAATGTAGGAAAACCAGTACCAATAGATGAACCATCAACAGATATAGAACCTGAAGTTGTTATATAAAAAGAAGCTTTATTGGTTGAAGATGCGAATAATTCAAAACTAGCAGGCTGTAAAGCACCAGTAGTTGTGATGTTGTAATATTCAAAATAATATTTATTAGTTTCATCTAAATGAAAAGTAATCTCACTATATTTGTTGTTATTAGGAGTATTTTGACTTTTAAGACTACCCTCGCTAATTGTTGTTAGTCCATAAGTAGGGTGTGGAGCAATATTGTTCCAAGTAGGAAAATTATTCTCAGGACTATCAGATACAAAGTCTACTGCACCAATACCATTTGTTGTCCAATGATTACCTTGCCCACTTGCATCTGCTAATCCATTTACAGGAACAGCAGTTCCACTTCCATGAGGGTCTGTCATTGTTGAAGAACCACTTGTATTAAAATCAGTAGAATTGAAAGCTAATCTATAACCATTTGTTCCGTATGAGCCACTATATGATTTGGCTATCCATACACCATTTTTTGTTTCACCGAATGAGTTTATATTAAATGATGTATTTGCAGTTCCTGATGTATCAGAAAAAAATGATAACCCATCTATAAAATTATATTCAGCTAAGTAACCATCTAAATTAGCAACTCCTGCATTATAACCTATATAATGGTCATCAGTTGAATTTATATTTGTGTCATCATTTGTGGTGTAATAATATGATGTGCCATAACTTTGTTCTGTGCCATTTACATATACTTTTAATTTATTTGAATTAGTTGTTTGTGTTGTATCCACAGCAAACACTATATGATACCAAGCTGATACATCACGATATTGTCCTGATGTTTGTAGAGCAGGATAACTTGTTTGATTATCAACTACACGGATTGTATTGTTTGATGCACTGAAACAAAGATTTGTGTAAGTTCCCCCACTTCCAGTTCTTGCTACTAAAAATGAACTATTAAGTGTGTCGTTGCTTGGCTTTAACCAAAAACTTAATACATAGGTTTTTCTATTACTTGCACTCGGTTGTCTTTTTAAATAAGATGTACTTGCAATATCAAACCTTAATGACTGTGTAGCAACACGATTATAGAAACCTGCACTTGCACCAAACCAATTTTCAGAACTAAACATTATGCAAACCCTAGTTGTGCTGTTCCTAATAAGATTGAATTATCAGCTTTGACTACATAAGGAACAACGTCATAAGCACTATTTGCACTTGATAGTGTAAGACCACCTGCACCAACACTTTCATAGTCTGTTCCAAGCGATACTGTACCTGCCGACCCACTTGATGGCTGTATGAATATAATTACCCCAGTTTGCCCTATCTGACTTGCTTCTGTGCTTGGATTAGCTAATGAATTAGAACCTGCTGATAATGTTAATATAAAGTTTTGGTATGTATCAAAATCTAATGTTAATCCAGTACCAGTAAATGTGCTTGGTAATTGTGCTTTAGTAAATGTGTTTTGTGATGATGCTGAAAAAGGTGTTACAAAAGCTAGGTTTCCAGAACCATCAGTTTTTAAAACTTGGTTTGCACTTCCATCTGCTGTTGGGTGGCTTAATCCATCTAATATAACTTTACCAGAACCATTAGGTGTTATTGCTATATTACCATTTGATGCACTTACTATTGAATTACTATTTACATCTAAATCACCACCTAATTGTGGACTTGTATCACCTAAAACATCTGTTGCTGAATCCGATACGTTTACAGTATTTGCAGTTGTGTTAAATGTTGCAAATGTAATATCGTCTGAACCATCATAAAACTTTAAAATAGGTGCTGATGCACTT